CCAAAAAGCGTTCTCGAATTTGCGAGCGAAACGAACACGGTCCACCCTACGCAAAAGCCCGTCGCTCTGATGGAATACCTCATTCGGACCTACACGAACGAAGCCGACACGGTGCTCGATAACTGCGCGGGGTCATTTACGACCGGCGTCGCCTGCCTGAATACGGGGCGAAAGTTCATCGGGATTGAGCGCGACCCGGAGTATTTCCGGATCGGCTCTGAGCGAATGAAAAAGCGCGCGGAAGAAATCAGGCTTACTTCCGAAGTGGCGGCTCAAGTCGAATGTGGCACGACTGACAGTAGCAAATCAGATTGTCAACGTGATTTGCTTCTGCCGGCGTAGAAAAGTCACGGTATGGGCGCTTGTGATGAACGGAAATCGATGCCCCGACGTGCTTTCCGCACTCTTGGCAAGTTCCTTTGTCGCGCTCTACCGCGAGCTTGCGCGCAGCGATCCAGCCGCGCCCGCGGTACGTGACCGGCCCGCCAACAAATCTCGGGTCTTTGTCTCCGCGCATGAATGTGCGTCGGCATAGATCGCTGCAAAACCTGTATCCGCTGTGCGACTTGTTTTGACGGATCAGCCAAGGCTTCGACTCAAACGGCGTCGAGCAGTGAGCGCACGTCATTTGCACCGGCGCAACCCACTTCGGATTGTTTGATCCGGAGACTTGCTCCGATGTGAAAGCGTTCGCTGGCTTCAATCCCTTGCGGTATTGGTTCCCGGCTTTATGGTCGTCCGGCATTTTGCGGTTCGCCATATGCCATTTTCCGCCGCAGGCTTGACTGCAAAAGCGGGCCTTGTTTGCGCGATACGGCCTGACCTGAAACGAGCCGCCGCACACTTCACAGGTGAGTGTATGCATAACGATACTTTACCACACTGCATGGGTAGCGGCACAACCGGCGTCGCATGCGCCAACACCGGCCGCAAGTTCATCGGCATCGAGCGCGATCCCAGCTACTTCGCTATTGCGACGAACCGCATTGCGGGCGCTCAGTCATTGGAGGCTGCTTGATCGACTTTCAGAAGGCCGTCGACACACACGGCAGCATTCGCGCAGCAGCTCGGGCGCACGGCATCGCAGAAAGCACGTTCCGCGACCGCCTGAAGGCAAAGCGTGACGTCGAGCTGACGATCGCTGAGAACAAGGTCATCAACACGCTGGCGATCCGCAATGGCTCGATCGTCATCGGCTCCGACGCTCACTACTCGCCGAAGCTCATCACGACCGCGCACAAGGCGTTCTGCAACGTGATCGCGGAACATGCCGGCGACGTTAAGGCCGTCGTTCTGAATGGCGACTTGCTCGACGGCGCCCGTATCAGCAAGCACGCGCGCATCGGCTGGCAGAAGACGTACAGCGTCAAGGACGAGCTCGAAGCCGTCCGCGAGCGCTTAAGCGACATCGAGGGCGCCGCGCGAGGCATGAAGCTGCTTCGCACGATCGGCAACCACGACATCCGGTTCGACAGCCGCCTGGCTCACGCCGCACCGGAATACGAGGGCATCGCAGGCTTTGCGCTGGCCGACCATCTGCCGGCGTGGAAAGACAGCTATCGCATCGACGTGAACGCCGACACTGTGATTATCCACAGCGTCGCCAATGGGATGCATGCCGCCTACAACAACGTGGTGAAGGGCGCCGGCTATCACATCATCACCGGCCACACGCACCGCCTGCAATGCGTCCAGTTCCGCGGGTTTGGGAAACTGCGCTACGGCATCGAGACAGGCATGCTGGCCGATCCCGAGCAAGACGAGTTCCACTACCTGACCGGGCGCAATGCGAACTGGCAGAGCGGCTTTGCGGTGCTGACGTGGCGCGATGGCGAATTGCTGATGCCTGAGTTCTGCTCGGTGCGGGATGACGGCAAGGCGTATTTCCGCGGACAGAGGATGGCATGAGTCGCATCGACCCTCACGCCGACATCGACACGCTCTGCGACGCGCTGGCGGTCGCAATGAGCCACATGTACGCAACAGGCGCGATCGACATGGGCGAGGACGCGGCGAAGCAGATAGCAGCCCGCACGGACTGTTACGAAGATGACCAACTGATCGACCTGTTCGAGGCCGCAGCCAAGATCATGGCGCGCGGCAGGGCAGCGCACTAAGACATCACCCCAGGCACAGGTGGGACAACAGTGTCAGCCGCACAGGTCGAGGAAGCGATCACTCCGCCCGCAAGGGAACTCTGGTCGCGCCGGGTGCGGCAACCCTCTTTCGCGCGCTCCGCTCCGCGTAGGTCAGCTACGCAGAACACAGACAGGGCGTGAGCGCGCACCCTCAAAAGTAGATTGATTTAGACGGAATTAGACACATGGCTAAAGGTGTGAAAACCGGCGGCCGGGTCAGGGGCACGCCGAACAAGATCACGGCAGACATACGGGCGTTGGCACAGAACCACGCGCCGGAAGCGATAGCGATGCTTGCCACGATCCTGACGACGAGCGAGAACGACTCGGCTCGGATCGCGGCGGCGAAAGAGTTGCTTGACCGCGGCTATGGCAAGTCCACGCAGGCGGTTGAGATGTCCGGCAAGGACGGCGACCCGATCGCCATAACCAAGATCGAGCGCGTAATTGTCAATCCTCCAAATTCAAACGCCTAAGGTATTCGTCCCGCTGCTTGATCCCGCGCGCTACAAGGGCGGGCACGGCGGGCGGGGCTCGGGTAAATCGCACTTCTTCGGCGAGATGTTGATTGAGCGCTCGGTGATGGAAAAGACCGATGCGGTGTGCGTGCGTGAGGTTCAGAAGTCGCTCAAGCAGTCGGTCAAGAAGCTGCTCGAAGGGAAGATTGCCGCGCTCAATGCCGGCGCCTACTTCGACGTGCAAGACGCGCAGATCAAGTCGACGCATGGCGGCCTGATTATGTTTCAGGGCATGCAGAACCATACCGCGGAGTCGATCAAGTCGCTGGAAGGCTTCGACATCGCATGGGTGGAAGAAGCGCAGAGCCTGAGCCAGCGATCGCTTGACCTGCTGCGCCCGACGATCCGCAAGCCAGGGTCGGAGCTTTGGTTCTCATGGAACCCGCGCGAGTCGACAGACCCGGTGGATGCGCTGCTGCGGGGCGACGAACCGCCGCCTGGCGCTGTCGTGGTCGAGGCGAACTACATGGACAATCCGTGGCTGCCTGACGAGCTGCGCATTGAAATGGAGTACGACAAGCGGCGCGACCCGGACAAATACGCTCACATCTGGCTTGGCGCATACCAGCAGAACAGCGAAGCGCGCGTATTCAAGAACTGGCGTATCGAGGAATTCGAACGGCCGGCAGGAACGATTCACCGGCTCGGCGCGGATTGGGGCTTCTCTGTCGATCCAAGCGTGCTGATCCGCTGCGACATCGAAGGGAACCTGCTGTACGTCGATTATGAGGCGTACATGGTCGGCTGCGAGATCGTGAACTTGCCGGAACTGTTCATGGGCGTGCCTGACGCAGAGAAGTGGCCGATCACGGCTGACTCAGCGCGACCCGAGACGATCAGCCACATGCAGAAGAACGGCTTTCCGAAGATCCGGCCGGCCATTAAGGGCGCGAAATCGCTGGAAGAGGGCGTCGAGTTCCTGAAGTCGTTCGACATCATCGTTCATCCGCGCTGCAAGCACCTGATCGACGAGCTCACGCTCTACAAGTACAAGGAAGACCCGCTGACGGGCGCCATCCTGCCGATGCTCGAAGACAAGGACAACCACGTCATCGACGCGCTGCGATACGCCTGCGAGGGCGCACGACGCGCCGGCAAGGCTCCGAAACCACAGAAACCTATTGTCCGTCGCACGATTGTCGGTGCTGGCGGCTGGCTCGCATAAATGGCACGCAAAAAGCAGGAAGACCCGAAGGCAAAGATTGTCGCTGAGGCGAAAGAGCGTTTCGCACGCTGCGAGGAACACGAAAGCGAGTTCCGCAAGCGCTTCGTCGAAGATCTGAAGTTTGCCAATGGCGACAGTGACAACGGCTGGCAATGGCCCGACCAGATCCGCAATGCGCGCGATGGCGACAGCCGTCCCTGCCTGACGATCAACAAGACGCGCCAGCACAATCTGCAGATCATCAACGATGCGAAACAGAACAAGCCGTCGGTCAAGACGCTGCCGGTCGACGGTGACGCTGATATTGAAATCGCGAAGATTCTTGACGGGATTGTTCGTCATATCGAGTACAACTCGCACGCCGAGATCGTCTACGACACGGCGACGGAGTTTGCTGTACAGGCCGGCATCGGGTATTGGCGTGTGGTGTGTGAGTACGCGCACGACGGCTCTTTTGACCAAGAGATATTCCTGCGCCGCGTCAAGAACCCGCTGACGGTCTATCTCGACTGCGACATCGAGTCGGCCGACGGCTCGGATGCCAAGTACGGCTTTGTCTTCGAAGACATGTCGAAGACTGAGTTCGAGGCGACCTATCCGGGCGAGGAAGCGCGCAGCGTGGCGTTTGGTGACGACACGACCGGCAGCGCCTGGCTGTCGAAGGACAAGATCCGCGTCTGCGAGTACTTCCGCAAGACGACGAAGACTGACACGCTCATCAATCATCCGGTCAACGGCCCGATGATGCTGTCAGACGTGCAAGATCCGGCAGAGCGCAAGGTCATTGAGAACGATCCGAGCGTGCAGAAGCGCCCGGTGAGCTCGCCGCAGATCACCTGGTATCTGATCGCTGGCGATACGGTCATCGACGAAAAGCCGTGGGCGGGGCGTTATGTCCCGATCGTGCGCGTGATCGGCGAAGAGATCGTCATCGACGGCAAGATCGAGCGCAAGGGTCACACGCGCAGCATGAAAGACGCGCAGCGCATGTATAACTACATGAGCAGCGCACAGGTCGAGTACATCGCGCTTCAGACGAAGACGCCTTTCGTCGGCCCCGTCGAAGCATTCGAGGGATTCGAATCCGAGTGGGCGAACGCGAACAAGGACAACCTGCCGTATCTGCCCTACAACGGGCTGCGAGAGGACGGGCAGCCCATTGAGCGTCCGCAGCGCGAGCAGCCTCCTGTAGGCGCTTCTGCGTACCTGCAAGGCATGCAAACGGCGCAGCAGGAACTGATGATGGCGTCGGGCCAGTATCAGGAGCAGTTCGGCCAGCAGTCGAACGCGCAAGCAGGCGTGGCGATCCAGGCGCGCCAGCGGCAGGGCGATCGTGCGACGTATCACTTTATTGACAACGTTGCGCGCGCCATTCGCTTCACTGGACGCGTGCTGATTGACCTGATCCCGAAGATTTACGACACGGCGCGAGTGATTCGCATCATCGGCGAGGACGGCACAGA